TTACTTCTTGCGGAAGTATAGGAGGGGGATCGCGCCGAGCAGAAGTATTATCGATGACATACCGGCGTTACAGCCGCCGCCGCTGCCGCCATCATCGCTGGTGTTGCGATGGGCCGAGATATTTGCATAGTTCGTTTCACCGGTTTGCGGAATATACTGTGTTGCCGTGCCGGTAATGGTGTTCTCTCCCGTTTGTTTAAGTTTCAAGGTCATTTGTGTTGTTACTCCGTCAAGCCATCCAGTATATGACAGCGTGAATGTATCTCCAGGGGTATAGGCTAAAGGTGAAAATGATTCGCTGAAAGAATTGCTGTAATCATAGCTGTAATTTTGTGAAGGGATTGAAATAGTGCCATTATAGGCGATAGCATAACCGCTGAGCATCTCCGTCTCACCGGACATGGCGCTGCTCATTACCACCGTTCCGGTCTCCTGCATCGTCGCAGGAGCGTTGTTGAATGTTCCTGTCCCCTCGAGCGTGTAATTCCACGTCCCGCCCACGGTCCAATTCGCCGCGAAAGCACACGACGAAACCACCAGCAACAGCAAAACACTTAGAGCAAATTTCTTCATAGAAAAAACCCCCTTATATATGTTTACTCCGACTGTGCGGAGGTGTAGCCGTTACGACGGATTTGCTTATGATAGCCCCCTATTTAACTACCATTCAGGTTGGCTTGTCTCACAGGTTGAAATCCATGTGCCTAACTCGTCGAATTTCTTTTGTATTTCATCATCTGAAACTAACTTGCCGTTTGAAATTTGGACCCACAATGTTTCAAGTTTAGATGGCAACCCGCTGGGGTAAGAAATAACATCGTGCTTAAAATTACCCGTTTCGCTGTAAAGCTGCGGAGATCCGTTGGGTTGACATTGAACCTCATGTCCGAATAGATCATCGATTAGCCATCCGTCTTTGTTGAAACGAAAAACAGTCTCTTCTTCACCACCTCTGAATGTTGAGCTATAGGTTAACCGAAATTTGATATTCTCTCTCATGCGTTATTGCTCCTTTCTTTTTTTGTTGATAAACATACAATCATTAAAATTAAATTAATTACTAAAGTTTATTCAATTATAAATCTCTTGAAAAACAAGAGTGAATAATCATTTACAAAAATTGTTAAATATATAAATACCTTTTAAAAATATATTGACATATAGGATACAAAGGTCTATAATTGCATTATTGAATTAACGTGTCAATTTTAACATAGGTGGTGAGTTATTTGAATCGCTCAACAACACTTATTAGAACTAAAAGATCTTCTTTTTTAAGATTTTCTGTGAGTTTAAAAAGATGCTTTAATTCTGGATTGCAAGAAATAGATAGCGCAATTTCATCTGACTCGTTATCTTTAATTTTAGGGCGCGCATTTTGTGGGCAGGCTCTTACTAGGTCTATAGGATCTATTTGCAGTATATTTGCAAGAGACACAATACGGCTTTGGCGAAGGCTATTAATTTCTCCACTTTTCCAACGAGACACAGTTCCTTCGCTAACACCAACAGCTTCTGCAACTTCTTTTTGTTTTAAATTCAACTCTTCCATTCTGGTTTTTATTAATTCGCTAATTTCCATGTATACACCTTCTCTGTTTTTTAGTTTTATAATTGTAACAACATCCTTGCATATATGCAAGATATAAAAAAATTACAAAAAATTCTTGCGTTTTTGTTGACATAACGCAAGAACAGCAATATACTTGTCAAAGAGAGGGGGTGAAGTAAAAATGAGATTAAATTTTCCTGAGCTTCGTGCAGAAATAGGTCGGCAAAATATGACTTATGCGGCTTTAGCAAGAAAATCTGGGATAAATCCAAGTACAATGAGCAGGCGCTTAAAAGGTAAAACCCAATTCACCTTATCTGAAATATGGAGTATAGCAAATGCACTTTCACTTTCTGACGAAAAGATTAGAAATATATTTTTTTCAAAAAAACTTGCGTAAACACAAGAATGCAAGTTGAGACCTAACATTTCACCACTGAGGAGGAAAAAGAAGAAATGATAAAAATAACAAGAGAAGGAATTGACAGAGATACTCGTTGCCCAGATGGCGGCCCTGTTTGCATTGAAGGTATTCCGCAGACAGACAGCTCCAACTCTGTCGCTTGGCTGCGCGCCGTCATGCTATCTATCGTGGTCGATGCTGTTGCATATAAACAAGAAAACGACCTTTGGAGGTATGCACGCGCTCTTGAAGAGGCCGCGAAAAATTTAGAGTACGCTGTCGAGCACGCAAAAAAAGAAGCAGAAGAAAAATTTTCTCAGAATGATACCCCTAACATCAAGGCGTTATATGAGTCCATGCCAAAAATTGAGCCGTTGGCGACGTTAATACAAAACAAAATTGAGGAAACGCAGAAAATCTACGGAGCAAAACAAGCAGACGGGTTGGCTAAGGTATTCCTCAAAGAATTTCGCACCTTGGAAACCAGATATGGTCTTAGTGGAGAAGCTAGTTTTAACCTCCTAACAGAAATAGGCTACCTAAAAAGAATTTTTCTTAATTTAAAACAAGCGTTGGATTCTTATGCATCTTGTCTTGAGAACTTAACACCAGGCGACATCTTTTTAGAAGTTTTGCCTTATTTGAATAAGCTCGAAATAAAGTCAGAGGAATTGTTAAATGACCCAGTTCCCTGCGAGCGAACCCCAAAAGAGGTGCAATCGTGAAAATCATGCAAGCAGAAAACGGCGACATCTTTATTTCAGAATTAGAAATAGAAAAACTGAAATCAGCATACTTCAAACGAGAGGAGAGAGAGAACATGGAACTAAGAATCATTATCGAAGACGGAGAATGCCAGAAACCCTGTGTTGCGATAGAGGCTGAATTGGATTACAGCCTATCAGCAGATGAAGCAGCAGATGTTTTAAGACAGGCGTGGAACAAAAAAATAATTCCCCTTCAAACTGGGCTCGACGCTACCGACGCTGAACGCAAAGAGTTTGAAGAGAAAATGATTACACGTGTTATAACAGCTAAGAAAAAAGCAGTTTCTAGTGATTAAGTTCTTGAGAAACAATCTTTTTGCTGTTATCCGCGCCCAATTCTTCACGATGGCTAACCTTGCTTAGTATGGAAATGCAAAGAAAAAACAGGCGAGTGGATAAGTATATGAGGAGGAGAAAAATGCAGGACAAATCATTGATTGAAATTAAAAGCCATATTGCAAGTCATTCTTTATCAAAAGTTCAATGTGCTTTCGTCGAGGCCAGAATACCCATTACGGCATATTCAGCGGATGAGGCAATAGAAAAGATAAAAGAACACTGGATTGAGAACATTGAGCCATTACGTGAAGGAGTAAAAGAAGTTGAACGCCTCCGTCGGCATAACGGAGGCGCAGAGAATTAATCGCAAGGGTTCTTTATGATAGCGATTGTTTTCTTACATACGGTACAAAATATTTCTTCAAGGATTATCGGCTCGTTTTTGGGGTAAAGCTGATTCGGGACGCCGATATTACGGCATTGATATGAATCTATAGCCGAACAGTATGGACACACGGTTTTCTGATCCACAAAACTCACCTCCCTTCTAAGGGAGAAGGATATCACATTGAGGCGATTGGAGATAAAGAGATGGAAGAAATACTGAACAACATGCGCGAGGAGGATATTAAAGAAGCGCGGCTGATGCTGGACGCGGCAGTAGCCTTTCGAGGCGCTATGTCCAGCGCCATGCGCAGAGAGATCATGAAACGCTTCTGCGAGCTTGCGGGACTGCCCTTCTACGAACCGCCAACGATTGCAAGGTGTAACCCATTTAGGGACGAAGATCTGCAAGGCAACCTACAGAAATTTATTTCCGAGTGGTGCGAAGTGGACGAGATAGCGACCTGCACCTGCCGCGAGCTCTATGACTCCTTTACTGACTGGTGCTTATGCAATGGCCTGACACCGCCAGCAAAGAACGTTGTCGGCGGCGCGCTTCGCCAGATGAAAATGTTTGTTTCTTATAAGTCCGATGCCACCCGTAAATGGCATGGACTTCGCATCAAGGAAGGAGAAGAAAGATGACAGAGCTTGAGGTTGAAACAATAGTTGAAGAACTCAAGGCAACACTAACCGAGACAATTGAAAAGCTTGACGACGCGGCGGATCGTCCGCCCAGGCTCCTATGCGAAAAGAGCGCGGCAAAATACTTAGGAGCATCGCCTCGCACGCTTCGCGACTGGCGGGAGAAGGGAACCGGCCCCGAGTTTCTGCAGCTTGACGGGAAAGAAAAACTAACCCGCTACGACATCTACGAGCTCGACAAGTGGATCTCGGAGCACCCCAACAGAAAGGAGAGAAAGAAATGACAGCCGAAGAACGCAAGAAAGAACTTGAAACCGGCCTTGACAAGATGGAGGCTCAAATCAAAGAAATCCGCGAAGACATCAAGAACGGCCGCGCCGACAACCTCGTAGACAAAGCTCGCTACGTAAAGAGTTTGGCGTTCTGCCTAGTCCATCAGGCAACCGAATATGAGGCCAAGCGATGGAGCAGATAGCAGAGAGCGCGTTCTTTTATCACCATGTCGCCCCGAACCTTGAAGCCGCCTATGCCGTGTTCTGGCTTGGCATCTTTGGATTGATAGGCGTACTGGCGATGATCGTTAAAGAGGTACAAAAATAACCCTTCCGCTACAAACGGAAGGGCGCGAGCCAAAAATTGGCGGGAGCGGATACTACCGCCTCCAATTATAAAGGAGGAACTGAAAATGTCAAAAGCTGTTTGTGAACAAAAAAAGATCCCTATTCATCACTACGTCAAAGAAAGACATACCTCGATCGTTATTGACGCAAGAAAAATCATTTTTCGCGGTAAAAGCGAAAGGAAGGGGTGGATATATGGTGAGCTGAGTAAAGTATATTTAGACTTCAAAAAAGACAAAAAGCTAGTCTTGTCCATCTCTCCGTTCGATATGGTTTATGAAAATGGATACTCATTCCCCATTTACACAGTCGTAATTTCCGGGACGGTCGGACAATTTATAGGTAAAGCCGATTGTTATGACACTCCCATATATGAACATGACATTGTACGAAACATTGAAACTGGGCAAATTGGGATAGTTAGCTTCGATTATCGGGGAGCTTGTGTAAATGGTCATTTGATAAGCCACCTCATAGATCTGCGGCTTTTAGAAGTTATCGGAAACATTCATGACAACGCCTGTTTCTTAGATGGTGCAAATATGATGTACACCTCTGACGATGAACACATGATTCTAGAAATCATGAATAGTTTAAAAGAACATATATCGAAACGAGTTGCTTCAATTCAGCCAGCAGATAATGAAGCCTGTTACAAACAGGGATTTGAAGACGCATTAACTCTAATTTCAAAAACTAATATGGAGGTAATATAAAATGGCAATAAATATTCAAAGCACTAACACCATCACCACCAATGGACTAAAGGTCCTCGTCTACGGACAGGCCGGAGCCGGAAAGACGACCCTCATAAAGACGTTGCCGAAGCCGCTTATCCTTTCAGCGGAGGGCGGGCTTCTCTCGCTTCGTAAGGAAAACCTGCCCTTTATCGAAATTAAAAATATGCCTGAACTCCGAGAAGCTCACAGATGGCTCTATGAATCGGAGGAATCCAATCAGTTTGAGTCTATTGCCTTAGATTCCATCTCTGAGATCGCAGAGGTGGTGCTTGGCTCGGAAAAAGCGGTCGCCAAAGACCCGCGGCAGGCATACGGCGCAATGCAGGACATCATGACGGCCCTCATCCGCGCATTCCGTGATCTGCCGGGGCGGCACGTATATTTCTCCGCGAAGATCGAGAGACAGCAAAACGAAATGGGACAGCTGCTTCACTCGCCAGCAATGCCCGGCCAGAAACTTGGGCAGATGCTGCCGTATTTCTTTGACGAGGTGCTCGCGCTAAGGATCGGGCAAAACGATAAGGGGGAAGTACAACGAATGCTTATGTGTGCCTCGGATGGTATCTGGACGGCAAAGGACCGCAGCGGACAGTTGAGCATGTGGGAACCCGCCGACCTCGGCGCCATCATGGCAAAGATTGGAGGCGAAGCAAATGTCTAACGTCGTATATGAGCTTGTGCGAGCTCTCCACCAGGCAAAAGCCAAAGAAGACGCAGCAAAAACCGCCCGTGTGGCGATAGAAGAGCAGCTTGCCGCGGCAATCGGTGTTCCCGAACAGTGGGAAGGCTCGCGGACAAACGAAGTCGGGGAATTTAAGGTCTGCGTCAAACGCTCCATGAACGTCAAGATCGACGCAGTACGGCTGCGTGAGATTGCGGCGCAGAACGAAATAGACGAAATGGTGATGTCAACCGCCTTCCGCTGGAAGCCGGAGATAAATAAAAAGGGTTGGGAAAGCACCAGCGACAGGGCCAAGGCATTGCTTTCTGAAGCAATCACAAAGACACCCGGCAAGGTCAGCTTTGCCGTAGAAATCAAAAAACAGGAGGAGAAATAGAATGGCACTTTTAGACAGCACTTTTACACAGGATTTTGCAGAAGTAAAGCCGGAGGACTTTTCCCCCATACCTGCCGGAGAATATATATTACAGGTGACAAAAACAGAACTATCACCCACGAAAGACGGGTCGGGAAAGTATGTCAAAGTTGCATTCGACATAATAGGCCCATCTTATCAGGGACGAAAAATTTTTGCCAATTTTAACATTCAAAATAACTCGGCTATTGCTGAAAACATAGGCAAGCAGCAGCTAAAGGCGCTTGTAATTGCGGGTCATGTACAGGAACCCTTACGGGATACAGATCAGTTACTTGGCGCGGTGGTCAAGGCGAGTGTGACCGTCCGTGAGGCGACTGAAAAATATCCGGCCAGCAATGACGTGAAAAACTTCAAACCGGTCGGCGACGCTATGCCGACGAGCGCGCCTATGGGTATGCCTCCAATGCCCAGCGCCGCACCTGTAGGCGACGCTGTAATGCCGTCGCATGGAGGCGGATTCAGCCAGGCTTTTGCCCAGCCTCCGGCACAGCCGCAGGCGCCACAGTCCGCGCCGCAAGTTACCGGCGACTTTAAGTGGTAGATAATGGCGGCCATACCGGAGCCGCTCAACCAGATTGATATCCAGAGCCAGATTGACGCCTATCACGTACAGCACAGAGAGCCCCCGCGCCCCCACTTGGGGCTCTCTGTTTTAGGCAGCCCTTGTGATCGATGGATATGGCTCTCGTTTCGTTGGGCGGTAATCGAACAATTTCCCGGGCGTATGCTTCGCCTTTTCCGTCGTGGACAGAGGGAGGAGGAAACAATAGTGAAAGATCTTCGCGCTATAGGCATAGACATTCATAGCACCTGTCTCGATGAGGACGGGCAAAGCCGCGTTGACTTTGGCTGTCATGTTTCCGGCTCCATCGACGGAATCATTGAAAGCGGCGTCCCCGGAGCGGAAAAAACACGCCATATCGCCGAGTTCAAAACACATTCGCTCAAATCCTTTAACGAGCTTAAATCCAAAGGCGTGCTTACTGCCAAACGACAACACTGGTGGCAGATGCAGGGCTACATGCTCGGCACAAAGATTGACCGCGCGCTATACGTGGCCGTCTGCAAGGACAACGACGAGATGTACACGGAGCGCGTCTACCTGGATAAAGAGAGGGCTGAGGCGCTGATCGCGCGCGGGCATATGCTTGCCCTCTCAGAGCGCCTCCCGGAGCCACTGTCAGCAGACCCGACGTGGTATCAGTGCCGCTATTGCCCCGGTCATGATTTTTGCCACGTCTCGCACCTATCAACGGAAGTCAACTGCCGTACCTGCGCGCATGTCACAGCAACTAAGGACGGGAAATTTACCTGTGCGGCCATGCAGAATTACGAACTATCGGTTGAAGAGCAGCGCATCGGTTGTGAGGCGCACGTCGCGCACTTCGATCTTGTGCCTTGGAAATGGCTCGGCGGCAACGAGAACGGCATGTGTGGCAAATATGAGATAAAGGGCGTGACGTACCTCAACGGCAACCCCTATCTCAACGCTGGAGCCCTCACAACGGACGAACTTTTTGTAATAGACCATCAGGGTTCAACTGATGAAAGGGTGCCCTTCTAGTGGCTCTACGCGATTATCAACAGCGAGCAATAACGATGCTCTTTGCGTGGCTGAGATATAACCCCGGCAATCCATGCATTGTTATGCCGACGGGCAGCGGCAAAAGCCATGTGATTGCCGAGCTTTGCAAAAACATCATGTTGGGGTGGCCACAGTCGCGCATCCTCATCCTCTCGCATGTCAAAGAGCTGCTGCAGCAGGACGCAGAAAAAATCATGCTTGCGTGGCCGGAGGCTCCGCTTGGCATCTACTCGGCGGGAATGGGCAGCCGCGACATTGGACTGCCTATCACCGTAGCAGGAATACAGAGCGTGCGCGACAAGGCCGAGATGCTGGGATTTATCGATATCTGCATCGTCGATGAAGCGCATCTTATTTCAGCGAAGGCCGAAGGCGGATACCGTACCCTTATCGCGGCGCTGACGGCCATCAATCCAAACATGCGCGTCGTCGGGCTTACCGCAACGCCCTACCGCCTGGGGCACGGCCTCATTTCAGAGCACGGCGCGCTTTTTGACGGGCTCATCGAGCCGGTGAAGATCGAAGAGCTTGTAGCGCGTGGCTTTCTTGCGCCGCTTCGCTCAAAACTGCCCGAGGCGTTGATTTCCGTCGAGGGCGTCGGCAAGCGCGGCGGCGAGTTTATCGAAAGCGAATTACAGGCCGCCGTAAACAACGCGGACGACAACGAGCGCATCGTTGAAGAGACGATCCGCCGAGCCGGCGACCGCAGGGCATGGCTCTTTTTCTGCACCGGAGTAGCTCACGCCGAGGCGATTTGTGGCGTGCTCCGCTCTCACGGTGTGATTGCCGAGGTTGTCACCGGCTCTACGCCGACGGCAGAGCGAGATCGTATCTTAACAGACTTTAAAGCGGGGCGTGTTAAGGCAATAAGCAACGTCTCGGTGCTTACTACGGGCTTTGATTATCCCGGCATTGATCTTATAGCGATGTGCCGCCCGACAATGAGCCCCGGTTTGTATATTCAGACAGTTGGCCGCGGAATGCGCATTGCACCGGACAAAACAGATTGCCTTGTACTCGACTTCGCCGGCAACGTCAAGCGTCACGGCCCGATCACTGAGGTCAAGCCGCCGAAGCACAAGGGCGCAGGCACCGGCGACGCGCCGGTAAAGGTCTGCGACGAATGCGCGGAGCTCGTTCACGCCTCGGTCAAAGTCTGCCCATGCTGCGGGTATGTGTTCCCGCCAGCTCCGAAGGAGGCCGTCAGGCTCCACGACGACGACATTATGGGACTTGAACCGGAAGAGATGCGCGTCCGCGGCTGGTGGTGGTATGTGCGCCAAAGCAAAGCCAAGCAGATTAATATGCTCTGTGTGGACTACGAAAACGCCGAGCTGACAGGCGACAAGGTGACAGAGTACATCACCATCCTGCACGACGGCTACGCTCGTTATCGCGCCGAGATGACGCTGCGCGCGATCATCGACGGCTGCGGCGCTGATATCTCCAGTGTAAACGGCGTAAACGAAAACTATCTTGACGACATCGCGGAGGTGTTAAACCGTGCAAAGGCACCGGACAGTATCACAATTAAAAAAGACGGACGATATTACAGGGTGCTTAAGCGCCACTGGCCTGCCCTCGGAGCATGAGGAACAGTGTGCCTTCATCTCCGCCTTTCGGAAAACTTTCCCCGGCGTGCGTATCATCGCCATACCCAACGGCGGCTGGCGCGACATCAAGACGGCGGCGCGGCTTAAGGCCGAAGGCGTATGCAAGGGGGTGCCCGACCTCTTCGTCCCCGAATGGGGATTCTGGATCGAGATGAAGCGCCAAAAGGGCGGCAAAGTGTCAGACGAACAAAAAGACTGGATAGAGTATTTAACGGCAAACGGCTATAAGGCCGTCGTCTGCAAAGGCAAAGACGAAGCATTACAGGCCGCTACCGCGCGGCGGGAGGAGATAAAACGATGGCGACACTACCCACCGGGTGGGACCGCGAGATAAAGCCGGAAGCCCCCGAAATACAACTGCAAGACGCTATCACAAACTCTCCGATTGCGCCCAAACGAACTGTCAGAATCATCCTCGACGGCAAAATACACCGTTTCGCGGTCGAAGGCGACAAAAACACCGAAAAGGCCGGCTGGTATATCGGCTTCGGCGACAACATACCCGCAGGCATGTTCGGCAGCTGGCGCGGCAGCGTCGAAAGCAAATGGCTTGCCGACGTAGGCCGAGAACTCACGGCGGAAGAGATAGCGGTGTGTGAAAGACGGATGGCGGAAGCCGCGGCCATCCGCGACGAAGAACGGCGGAAATACCGCGAGCAGATAGCAAGCGCCGTAATGAACATCTTGAAGACTGTCATGTCGGCCGCGCCGGAGCATCCATATTTGCAGCGCAAACAGGTCGGCGTATACGGCATCTACCAGACAGGCGACGGACGTCTCATGATCCCGATAATTCTGGACGGACGGATTGCCTCTGCGCAGTACATCGCCGCGGACGGCCAGAAACAATTCCACGGCGGCGGCGAGGTCAAGGGCGGATATTATCCCCTCGGCCCCCTGCCGCCGCAGGAAGGACCGCTCTACATCGCCGAAGGTTACGCCACCGCCGCCTCCATCCATGAGGCCACCGGCAATACCGTGATCATCGCGCTAAACGCCGGCAACCTGCCGCCCGTTGCCAAATGGCTGCGCGAAAAGCTCGGCCCCGTGCAGGAGATCGTCATCGTCGGCGACAACGACGAAAGCGGAACGGGGCAAGCCGCGGCAAACGAAGCGGCAACGATTATCGGCGCGCGCGTGATACTGCCGCCGGAGATCGGCGACGTGAACGATTACGTGACCGCCGGCGGCGACCTCAAGGCGCTGCTCACGGGAAAGAGCGCGTGGCTGACGCAGGCGGACGACTTCTGCGCCAAACCCGCGCCCATCCGCTGGCTGATAAAAAAGTGGATACAGGCGGGCGGGCTGGCGATGGTCTACGGAGACTCCGGGACGGGCAAAACCTTCGTCGTGCTCGATTGGGTGCTGCGCATGGCGGCGGGCGTGGAAACGTGGGCGGGGCTGCGGGTGCGGCCGGGCGGCGTGATCTATCTGGCGGGAGAAGGTCATTATGGGCTCAAGGCCCGTATCGCCGGCTGGAAACAGTATCACAAAGTCGAGCATCTCAACGCTTGGGTCTCCGGCGGCGCCTGCGACCTCAACACCCCGGAGGGGCTTGCGAAGACGATATCCGAGATCCGCGCGCTCGAGGCGGAGAATGTCGCGGTGATAGTCGTGGACACCCTGCACCGCTTTTTAATCGGCGACGAAAACAAGGCGACGGACACGAAGACGATGCTTGACGCCTGCAGCAAGCTATCGCAGACCTTCGATTGCACGGTGATCCTCGTACATCATACCGGCGTCAACCAGGAGGCGAAAGGCCGGGCGCGCGGAAGCTCGGCATGGCGCGGCGCGCTGGACAATCAGATACTCGTGACGAGCTCCGGCGACAACATCAAGCTGGAACAGGTGAAGCAAAAGGACAGCGAGCTTGCGGACTCAGTATATTTGGAGCGCATCCCAGCCCACCTGCCAGGCTGGTTCGACGAGGACGGCGAGCCGGTATCAACAATCGTGCTCGAGCCGGACGAACACGGGGGCGAAAAAGAGATAAAAGCATTGTCAAAAAACTCCCAACGAGCCTTACAGGCATATCGCGAGGCGGCCGAAAAAGTTGGACTTCTAGATGAGCATGGCGAATTTGCAGGCGTCCAATTAGAAGAGTGGCGGAAAACCTTCTATAAAAACCACAAAGGAAAATCTCAAAGGCAAGATTTTAACAAAGCAATAAAAGATTTGACAGAAAAGGGGGACTTAATAAAAACAAACGATATATTCCAAATGTCAGAGGATTATGAACTTGAAAAGGTATATATTAAAAAGAAGTTACAAAATATTGCGTCGCAACCGTCGCAATAACAATAAACATTAAAATATACTGTGATACCAACAACTTTTTGATAGCGTCGCAAAAAAATAACGACGGTCACGACGGTAAAAACGACGATTGACCCATTTTTAACAAGCGTCGCTACCGTCGCGCTACTCTTTAGAGTAGCGACGGTGCGACGCAAAAGGGCGACGGTTTGAGAGTTCAAAAAAAAGGAGACTAACAAAATGAATAGCGATGATGCTTTTGAAAAAATATGTCCAATATTTTTAGCGGCCATAACAATCGCAAAAATGTGTGATACAAAAAATATACGAATAAAAGATTCGATACGGGATGAAGACTTAAACTTTAAACAGGGAATATTTTCATTAATTCAATTAGAAACAGATAAAAATGGCGATAGAGTCGTCTCTCACGATCCTACTTGTCAGGCTGGATGCTGTGCGATGTGGCAATGGGATGATGAAAAAAATCGTGAAGGACATTGCGGGTTAACTCATGGAAGAAATAAATAACTGCCAATGCGGCAATGAATTGATCTCCGTAATTGAAACGATCGGAGGCACACAGATATATTGCTCGAAGTGCGGCCGCTCCACGAAGCGCCACGACAGAGCCCACGCTATAAAAATTTGGAACGCGAGATATGAAAGGAGACAGAAACGATGAACGACAACATAGTAACAGTGGCTAGAGTAACGATCCGTACGGCGGAGAAATTTTCTCGCATAGAAAAGGAGTACCCTGCGCTGTTGCTGCTTGCGCGCGCGGTGGTGCGGCAGGACGAGGAAATACGCCAACTAAAAGATATGGCGCAAATAATTGGGGAATGCGATAGCAAAAAAATTAATGCTCAGATCGATGATATCAACGCACTAAAGGATAGGCTCACCGCGCTCCGCGAAATTTATCGTTGGCGGAAATATGAAGCTGAAGAGCCCGCCGATGGGGAACTGGTAGTTGCCCGTATTATGCTTTACGGCGGGCTTGTCCCTCGGTTTATGGTGCTGAATTATGACGCAGGGGTAAAAGTCTTCGTTGCGCCGGACGGGACGGGGTATAGCGTAACGTATTGGCGGCCTATCGACCTGCCGGAGGAGGAATCGAAATGAAAACAAGAAAAGCAAATAGGCATAAGGATAATATGCCAATTCATGACTGTTTTAACTGAGACAATGTTGTCCCCATTGGTGAAGGCGATCATATTTGCTATGACTACGCTGACGGAGATGTGCCTTCGGTAATGGTTATCCACGAATATGCACCGACCGACGATTTTATTAAGTGCGGCGGCAAACGTTGGAAAGTTTAGAAGAAACAAGCCGAGCGATAAGAGCAAGAAATAGAAAACGGCCTAAGGAACAACAAGATAGGAGCTGAATAACATTGCCTAAGAAAGTAAGCATAGTCCCTAAAAAAGTATCGCAAATAGAGGACGTCCTTTGTTTGTTTGCTGATTATTGTCCTACGGGGCTGGCTTGCTTTTTTGGAGATGAGGAGTTCTCGGACACAGAAGAGCTGGCGGCAATGGCATTGGCGAGGTATGCGCCGGCGGAAGACGTCGGTCCGGTTGATGGCGGCAAGGGCACGCCGCAGCAGCAGATTATTGTTGAGGCCGCAGAAAATATAAAGAGCGTGATTACGGTTGCCGGCGGACTTGAGGCTATGCAAAAAGTGTTCATGCTTTTCGAAGCGGAGATGCCAAGCACGGCACGGCTGATTCGAGATATGAATTATATAGGCCGCAGTTTTCAGTATCCATCTGTTGAGGTGTTTGCATATAAACACCATATTACAGAGAAGCAATTCTACCGCAAACGCAAGAAGGCGTTGAGAGAAATATCGTGGGAAATATATCGGCGTGGAGAGTTGTCCGAGAAAGTGTCCGAAATTATGTCCTAAAAAACGTCTGAAATAATGGCATAGATTTTATCGAAAACTAGGGATAAGATATCAGCATCAAGTTCGCGCGTCCGCAGGGGAAACCTTGCGGACGTTTGTTGTTGGGAGTGGTGATAGTATGGCACGGCGTGATTTTTATGATTCGGCAGCGTGGCAGCGCTGCCGGGACGGCTACATCAAATCGGTGCATGGATTGTGTGAGCGCTGCGGCAAGCCTGGCTATATCGTCCACCACAAGGCGCACATCACGGACAGCAACGAGGGCAATCCAGAGATCACACTCAATTGGGCGAATCTCGAGTACCTCTGTCTTGATTGCCACAACAGAGAGCATTTTGCACAAAAACTGACGCGCGACGACGTGAGATTCGACGCCTCGGGGCAGCTGGTGTCTGTGGTGCCCCCCCTGAACGAAAACACTGACTTTTTTGGGCGACCGGACAAGGGTAGTTTTGAAAAATACGCGGGAGTTGCGCATAGACCCCACCCTGAAAGGAGACGATGGCATGAGTACGCGGGAGATATCCAAAGATGAGCGGATTACAAAAGAGATCCGTCGGTTGCTGAAAATATTCAAGGCTCTGCCGATGAAGCGCCGCGCCGTCCTGGACGGGTTGATCAAGCGCGCGGCGTATATGCGGATCACCCTTGAAGACATGGAGGCCGACTTGAACGAAAACGGCTTTGTCGAGATGTTCTCGCAATCTGAAAAACTGGACCCCTACGAAAGAGAACGCCCGATCGCCAGACAGTACAATGCCGTGAATAAAAATTACCAGAATGTAATGAAGATGCTGAACGATGCGCTGAAAGCGGAGCCGGACGAAAAACCGGGAGGCGACGATTTTCAGAACTTTCTCCAGGAGCGGGAGCAATGACCCCGATAGTCGAATACGGCACGCAAGTTTTGACGGGCAAGATCGTTGCTTGTGAAAAGATCAAGCAAATCTACAGACACCTAATTGACTGCCTAAAAGACAAGGACAGCGAGTACGAATACGACGAACGGCGAGCTCAGCACGCCGTGGATTTTATCGAGCGGTATTGCCGGCACTCGAAGGGTGCGGCCGGAGGCGGAGCCTTTAAGCTCGAACTTTGGCAGCGCGCGCTTATCTCCGCGCTTTTTGGCTTCGTACATAAAATCGACGGTACGCGGAAGTACCGTGAAATGGTGTTGATCGTAGCTCGTAAAAACGGCAAGTCAACGCTTGGTTCAGCAATAGCGCTTTACATGCTGCTGGCCGACGGTGAAAAAGGGCCGGAAGTAGTCAGCGCCGCGACCATGCGCGAACAGGCGAAAATCATCTGGGGCGAGGCTAAACGGATGGTGAAGAAATCGCCGCAGCTGTCGGCCCGCTGCCGCTGTCTGGTCGGCGAGATCGATTGTGATTTCAACGATGGAGTATTTAAGCCGCTAAGTTCAGAGTCGAACTCCCTGGACGGACTCAACCTTCATTGCGCACTGATCGACGAGCTGCACGCGATCGCCGACAAAAATCTCTATGATGTTTTGATCGACGGCATGAGCGCCCGCGAGCAGCCGCTATCGGTGATCGTATCCACCGCGGGGACGCTGCGCGAGGGAATCTTTGATATCAAATACGAAGAGTGCAAGCTGATCCTCGATGGCTACGACGACCCGAAAGGCTACCATGACGAAGGTGTTTTGCCGATCATCTACGAGTTGGACAGGCGTTCCGAGTGGATGGATGAGCGCTGCTGGATAAAGGCAAATCCCGGACTTGGCACAATAAAGCGCACTGCAAATCTGGCGCAGAAGGTAGACAAAGCAAGAAAGAACCCACTGCTGGTCAAGAACCTCGTAACGAAAGATTTTAACATTCGGGAGACGACCTCCGAAGCATGGCTGACCTTTGAACAGCTGAACAATACCGAGATCTACGACTTGGCCGCGCTGCGACCGCGCTATGGCATAGGCGGCGCCGACCTTTCCAGCACGACCGACCTGACCTGCGGAACGTTGCTTTTTATGGTGCCGGAAGATCCGCACATCTATGTTAAGCAGATGTATTGGCTCCCTGAAGATCTGCTCGAAAAACGGGAGCAGGAGGACCAAATCCCCTACGGGGCGTGGAAAGAACAGGGGTTACTCCGCACGACGCCTGGGAACCGTGTCCACTACAAGCATGTTGTGGAGTGGTTTATTGAACTGCGCGAGGAATGCGACATCTACATGCCGTATTTTGGCTACGACGCATGGAGCGCGGAATACTTTGTTGCAGATATGAGGGCGGAGTTTGGCGCCGAAGTGCCAGAGCCGGTGATCCAGGGCAAAAAAACGCTCAGCTCGCCGATGAAGTCACTCGGCGCGGATCTTGAAAAAAAGATCGTAAACTATAACAACAACCCGATCTTGAAATGGTGTATCTCCAACACCTCGATCGATATTGACAAAAACAACAACATCCAGCCTGTGAAGGGCACAAGCAGCCGGCGCCGCATTGACGGGCTGGCCTCGCTGCTGGATGCGTATGTGGTTTTCGAGCGCCATCGCGAAGACTACATGAATCTGATTTAGGGAGGCGGTGGCCTTGAACATGTTTCGACGTTTGATGAATTATGTTACGCGTAGTCCCACGACCACAAAGCACGAGCTGATCGTTGAACGCGGCAATGGCTTTTATGGTTGGAATGGGCAGATGTACAAATCCGATATAATCCGGAGCTGCATCCGTCCGTTTGCGCGATCGATCGGCAAGCTGGGCGCGAAGCAGATCCGCGAGGGGCCGGAAGGGCTGAAAGTTAATCCGGATCGCTACGTGAAGTTGATCCTCGAAGAACCGAACCCGCTGATCACCGGGCAGATGCTGCAACAGAAACTTGCCGTGCAGCTCGCGCTAAACAACAACGCTTTTGCGCTCATCATCCGCGATGGCGCGGGGTATGCGAATCAGATATACCCCATCGAGGCGCTATCCGTCGAGGCGCTCTACGACGCAAACATGACGCTCTACCTGCGCTTCGGCCTGAAAAGCGGAAAGATGGGCACGTTCCCGTACTCCGACATCGTCCACTTGAGGGAGGATTTCAACGGCAACGATATTTTTGGCGAGGGCAACATCGAGGCGCTGCGCGACGTGATGGACGTCGCGGCGACGATAGATAAAAGTCTCGTTGATGCCGTGAAAAATTCCGCCGTAAACAAGTGGCTGCTGAAATGGAGCTCAGTGCTTCGCCCCGAAGACATCAAGAAGGAGACCGAGAACTTTGTAAAAACCTATCTTTCGTCGGAGGGCAGCGTCGGCGCGATCGGCATTGACAGCAAAGCGGAAGCCATCCAGATCACGCCTCACGATTACGTGCCAAACGCGGTGCAGTGGGACAGGGCGATTACGCGCATCCACAGTTATTACAACACGAATCAGAAAATCATTGATTCGACGTATAACGAAGATGAATGGAACGCCTATTACGAAAGCGTGATAGAGCCGGTCGCCCTGCAAATGAGCAACGAGTTTACACGCAAAATTTTCAGCCCGCGGGAACGCGGCTACGGCAATCGAATCATTTTTGAGAGTATGAGCCTGCAATACGCGAGCATGACCACGAAGCTGAACCTGCTGCAGATGGTGGATCGCGGGGCGTTGACGCCGAACGAATGGCGCCGCGTGCTGAACATGGCCCCGATCGATGGCGGAGATCAGGCTGTCCGACGGCTTGACACCGCACCGACGGCGGAGACGGGCGGAGGTGAAGGAAAATGAAGGACAACCTAAACAAACTGCTCCAAGTGCGCAATCTCGCAAACGGCGAGGCTGCGCTTTATTTTTATGGCGAAATCGTCTCCTCGTGGTGGGGCGCGTGGGATGCCGCCGATCAGTACCCGGAAAAGATACGTAATTTTCTTGCCGGCGTCTCTGACAAGAATTTGAACCTACACATCAATTCCGGCGGGGGCAACGTCATCGCAGCCATGGCCATCGTGAACATGCTCAGGCAGCACAATGGTAAAAAGACTTGCTATATCGACGGGCTCGCCGCGTCGTCCGCCTCCGCGATCGCGCTCTGCTGCGACCGTGTAATTATGCCGCGCAATACGTTTTTGATGATACACAGAACCACGATGAGCGCCAGCGGCAATGCTAACGAAATGAAGTTGTGCGCGGAGATACTCGAGAAAGCCGAAGAGAGCATGTTGAGCGTATATGAGGGCGCGCTGCTCCCGGATGCGAGTATCGATGCGATTAAGGATCTCATGTACAAAGAAACCTGGTTTACCGCGGAAGAGGCTGCCCGCTATTTCTGCGTAGAGGTTGCCGAGGCGATAGCCGAGCCTGCGGCGATAGCGATAAAGGAGCTTCCGAAATCGGCTCCGGAGGCGATAAAAAAAATAGCAGCTCTCGCGCTCGAGCGTGAACGTTTGAAGCTGCTGGATCTCAAGAAAGAGGGATGATACCAATGACTGTAGAAGAATACAGAAACAAGCGAAACGAATTGATGACCGCCGCGACCGACGCGGTACACTCCGGCGATGTTGAGGCTGCGGCCGCAAAGCGCACGGAGATAGAGAACCTGGACGCGAGCTTTGACGCCGAGCAGCGTGAACTCGCGAACCTTGCCGCACTAAAAGAGCGCAAGATGATCGACATAACAATCCCGCGCGACAACGCGCCACAGAGCTTAACGCCGGCGGCAAAAACGCAGGATGTGCTGGATGAAGATGCCATATATCGCGAGGCGTTCGCACACACGTTGATGGGCTTCCGTCTGCCGGCGGAAGAGGCCGAAATCTTTGACAAGGTGAATCGCAGTCTTGCGCCAGATATCCAGAACGCGACACAGACGGCGGCGACGCACACAGTTGTGATCCCTAAAACGTTGGTAGATGCCATCTGGAAAGAAATGGGCGAGCTGCACCCGATCCTGAATGCCGTGCCAAAAACATTTGTAAAAGGTAAGCTGAGCTATCCCTATGAAACTGTGAGCGGCGACAATGCGGCGTTCTACGACGAAGATACCGAGGTGACGGAGGGCAGCTTCACCATCGCGGCGCTCGACCTCGACGGGTATGAACTCGCCAAGGCGCTGAAGATATCCTGGAAGCTACAGAAGATGAGCATTGATTCCTTCTTGGCTTATGTCGCGAGCCTGGTGGCCGAAAAGATGGCCAACGCGCTTGCGGCCGCGGTGGTTTTGGGCAAGGGCGCGGCCGGCGCAAGTGACAACTGGAAGAGCCAGCCGCAGGGCATCATCACGGCGCTTGACGCGGAGGCCAGCACGCCGCAGGTGATCACCTGGACGCCGACAACGGATGAGGTCACATATATAAAAATGACCTCTCTGATGTCGAAGATCCGGAGCGGCTATTCCACCGGCGCGGCAATCTACGCGAAGAACGATTTTATCTGGAATACGCTGGCGAACATCAAGGACAGCAACGGACGTCCGTATTTTATTGCTGACGTGATGTCTGGTGGCGTCGGAAGACTCTTTGGCCACGTGGTATACGAAGAGGATGCTATTCCCGCCAACGCGATGCTGCTGGCCAATGTCGGGCAGGGGTACTTGATGAACGTACAGGAAGATATAAGCCTGATGCAGGACGAGCACATGACCAAACGAACAACCACGTACATGGGCTACGCCATCCTGGACGGCAAGGTCCGCACCACAAAGGCGTTTGCATACCTAAAAAAATCTTCCTAACCGTCAGCCCGGCGACGGCCACGTTCAGCAAATCAGCCCCCGCTGACGTGGCGCTGACGGTGAGCGCATCGGCTTCTGTATCTGCGCTCAAGATTGGGGGAACGGCAGTAAATTCGGACAATTACACCGTATTGGACGGCACGCTGACGATAACTGACGATTATCTTGCAACGCTGGCCAACGGAGAAAAAACCTTTACGGTCGAGACGGCCGACGGATTGACGGCGACCGTAAAGGTGACGGTAGGCAGCTAATGCCAGCGCTGACGCTGGCAGAAGTTAAGGCGTTCCTCCGCGTTGACAACGACGCGGAGGACGCGCTTTTAACGGCCCAGATATCCGCGGCGCAGTCCTTTATTGGCGGCAAGATATCTAAGACCCGGCATGTCACGAAAGACGAGAGCGGAGAACCGACGTATGAAGATATCGCCAGTGATGAACTCTATAAGCACGCCGTAAAGCTGCTCGTTGCGCACTGGTATGAAAATCGGGTTGTTGAAACTGTGGGCAACAAGACCATCAATAAGATCAGCTACACAGTAGACGCGATTCTAACACACATCGAAACGTGCGGTGATTACCTGTGAATCCCGGAAGCCTAAGCGAGCAGATAACGATCACGCGGGCGGTTTTTGAAGACGACGGCATGGGCGGCAGCACAACGCGGGACACGACAATTTTCTCCGGCTGGGCTGCCGTCACTGCCAAAAAATCGAAAGACGGACTTCTCGGCGGCCGCGATATCGAAGTAAGAACGCACCTCGTGATAATGCGGCTGCCGAAAACCGAGCCGCAAAAAGGCGACGTGATAGCATGGCGCGGCAAATCGCTTACCGTGAAGGCGGTGCGCCCGGATTATCGGGCTGCACAGGTGGAACTCGACTGCATCCAGGAGGCTTGAGGCTATGTTATCTGTAAAGGTAATAGGCGAAAAAGAGTTGATCGATAAGCTCAAAAAACTTTCCTCCGGTAAAATCCGCGATGCCGTTTACGACGCGCTGCGTGAGGGAACCGACATGATCGCGGCCGACGCGAAACGCCGTTGCCCTGTAGAGACAGGAGCACTCCGCGACTCGATCACGCCCAAAACCTTTAAAAATGACGATAAGGGTGGGGTGAACGGCTATGTTTATTGCGATTATCCCAACACTGACCGTAAAGCCAGTTTTAAGGGGCAGAAGCAGCTCTATTACGCAATGGCGGTGGAATATGGCAACAGACACGCCATTGCGCAGCCATTTCTCAAGCCGGCTCTTCGCGCCAATAAAAAACGCGTGCTTGCATTGGTGCTTGCAGCTTTGGAGGCGGCAGCATCACGATGAGTATGCTCACGAAGCACACCGAGCTCTACGCGGCGTTAAAAAATAACGCTGCACTGGCTGCCGTGATAACAGGCATCTACGACATGCCACCGGACAACGCGGCATCGCCCTATATACAGGTTGGCGATACGCAAGAGGTAAGTGACGATCTGCTGAACAACACCGGAGCGGAGATCACAACTACGCTTCATATTTGGAGCCGCTACGCCGGGCGCAAAGAGATATTGCAGATCGGCGCGCTCATAAAAAAGGCGCTGCCGGCCTGGGCGCTCGATGATGGCATGGAAATTATGCGGGACAGCGCGGAACCCGACTGGTGGCACGGTGTAATAGACATAAGGTATTACGAATATCGATAGGAGGATGAAAAATAATGGCAAGACAGCTTGCAAAAAACGCGCTGGTGATGGTTTCGGCGACAGAAGTAGGATCGCCGACGACCGTTGAAGCACTGGCCGCATGGGACATAGATCTCAGCTGCTCCGAGGTCGACGTCACTGGGATATATGACTCAAACAAACAGTATATACCGGGACAGGGAGACGCCAAGGGATCTTTTACCGTTATTTTGGACCCGGAGAGCGAAACTCTGGACATGCTGGAAACGGCGCAAAAATCACAGGCGCTTGTATATTTGTTCGTGCGCCTCGAGGGCACCGGCTCCGGAAAATCGCAGATAAAAGCCCCGGTATATATCACCGGCTGGAAAATCAGCTCATCCAACGATTCGCGTGTAGAAGTGGCGGTTTCGTGGGTTGCTGGCGGCGATCTGGATCATACGGCGCAGGCGGGGGCGTAACCATGCGTGAGGTAGAAATCAACAGCCGGAAGTATATTCTCGAATATGGGCAGAACGCTCTTTGCGCGCTTGAAGACCAAACGGGCGAAAGCATCCCCGAGATAATGGTCTCGCTCTCGAAGCAACCGGAGAAACGGCTCTCGAGCTTTCGCTTCACGCGCGCCCTTTTGTGGGCGGGCCTAAAAAGCCGCCGGCGCAACATCACATTGGAAGATGCCGGCGACATCCTGGAGCAGGCGGGCGGCGAATATATGAAGGTGATCGCGGCGGCGATCGAGGAGCTATCAGGCTCAATGGTTACGATTTTTCCCGAGGCTGTTAAGGCCGAAGAGGAAGAAGCAGAAAAAAACGCGGCAGCGACCGTCTAGAGGATAGGCGGTCGCTATATCTCATGGCTCTGGGCCCTCTTGGCTTGAGCCATGAAGATTTATGGCACATTACACACGGCCAACTCACAGACAAAATAATTGCGTATAACTATAACGCATATCTTCGCAGGCGGGAGGCGGCGATCGCCGCGGCCTACGCCGCGATCTGGCAGAACAGCAAGCAGCATCACACGCTTGATGAGCTTTGCGGCGTGTGGGATGGTGTGCGCATTATCGAGGAAACAGAGTATAAAACGCAGCAACTCGCAAAGATAAGGGGCGGTACACATGGCAAGCTCAAATAAAATGCAGATAAAAGTTACCGCCGACGTGACGGAGGCGGCCCGCCAGCTGGGCAGCCTCACTTCACGGGTTACGGCTTTTTCAAAATCTATTAAGAAAAATTTTGACGTCGCGCTCGGCAAAGACGCCATGAAGCTATCATCAAGCCTGGCATCAAAATTGAAATGGGTGGCGCTCGGCATGGGCACGCTCGGTGCGGCCTCGCTAAAGATGGCGGCTGATTTTGAAATGGTGAAGCGCAGCATGACCGTGCTGACCGGCAGCGCAAAAGAAGCACAGGCGCACTTGAATGACCTTGAACGTTTTGCCGCGACAACCCCATTTGAATTTTCGGGGCTTGTAGACGCCTCGAAGCGTTTGCAGGCATACGGATTCGAGGCGCAGGCTGTGATACCCATCCTGCAGACGGTCGGCGATGCCGCGATGGCCGTTGGTCTGAGCCAAGAGGGCGTGGACCGCCTGACTCTCGCCTTCGGACAGATTGCCGCGAAGGGCAAACTATCAGCCGAAGAAATGCGCCAAATATCTGAAACCGGCGTGCCGGCGTGGAAGATGCTCGCTGAAAGCATGGGCACCAGCGTAGCTGATGTGATGGACAAGACCAAAAAAGGCGCCATCTCCGCGCAAGTCGCGCTTGAGGGGATTTTTGGCGGTATGCAGAAGCGTTTCGGCGGCATGATGGATGCTGTAGCGAAAGAGATACCGCAGCAGTTAAGCAACATGAAGGATGCGATATCGAGCATCATGCGCGGTGTGGGAGAGGAAATAACGCGGGCTTTCGACTTGAAAGAACGGCTGTACAGCGTGACATCGTGGCTTACGGCGTTTGCGCAGATAATAAAAACGAGTGGCGTGCGCGAAGCCTTTGAACAGCTTGTGCCCGACAGTGTGCGCGAAGCCCTTGTTGTGATAGCGGCTACCGTTGCCGGCTTGGTAGTGCCCGCGTTTGTAGCTTGGGCGGCGGCGACGATCGCGGCAACGTGGCCGCTGCTTGCCATCGGCGCCGCTTGCGGCGTGGTGGCCGCGGTTATATACGAAAACTGGGACAGCATGGGCGGCTTTTTCACAGACCTCTGGGATGCGGTCGTTGAGGCTTTTACCGCCGCATGGGAAACTATCAAGGGCGTATGTGAAAAAATAGTAGATATTGTGGGTTTTGTGATAAAAAAGCTCGAGAAGCTCACAGAAGCCATTGCCCAGACGGCGCAGCTAAGAACATCGGCACTTGGTGACGCTGGGACAGAAAAGCCGGCGCCGGCGGCAAAGAAAACCCTCTCCGCGCAGGAAAAGGCCGATCAGCAAGCCGCGATGGAAGATTACAAGAACGGCAAGGGACGCCCAAAGAGCATAACGGAAGCGATTGTAAGAGCTAAAAATCAGCTTGCAAAAACCGCGCTCGATCTCTCCGGCAACACAGATTGGAAAAGCCTGTTCGCTGGTTCGCTCGGCAGCGATAGCGGATTTTCTGGCGGCAAAGCAAAAAAGGGCGCGAAGGGCAAAACAGCGGCTGAAACGCTCGTGCAAGGTATCTCAGATCAAATAAAATACCTCAATGCTGATGGGGAATCGTTTTTGCCGATCCTTGATAAATGGCTTGCAAAATCAAAACCTCTATCGGAGGACTGGAAAAAAATCCGTGACCTCCAGCTGCAAATCACGGAAGACGCGGAACAGCGAAATCCGTTCTCGGCCGCAAATGTGTTAGAGCGAAACAAGCAGCAGATCGAACGCATGAAATCACTCGAAGAGCAATCCAAGCGGCTGCGCGAGGAAGAATACAGCAACTATGGTTGGCAAAATGCGCAAGGACTCATGAGCGACACGGACTATATCGGCAAACTCAAAGAACGCTTTGCTGACCTCTCTGATCAATTCAAGGCGACGGGCGGCAGCATCGAAAACTTTTTGCAATGGCCGCCGGAGTTGCAGAAGGCTTTCAGCGATTTGCAAAGCGCGGGCAGTAGCGAATTTACAAAATCGCTTGATTTGCTGAAAAACCGGTTTGAGAGCGGTAAAATCAGCGGCACGCAGTATAAAGCCGCCATTGAGCAGCTGAAAACACAATTTGCGGATATGCCGATCGTAATCAAGCTGGCCGACGACGCACTCAAGGCCTACGAAAACAGCATGAATAAATTTCCAACGGCCGCGCAGCAGGCAACGGCGGCGTGGGACAGCGCGCGCGAGGGGCTCGACGCCGTGCCCGCGAGCATCGGCAACGCGTTTGAGAGCGCCATCCGCAGCACCGAATCGCTCGGCGAAGCGATGTTGGATCTCCTGCAGGACCTCGGCGCGGTGATCGCCAAAGCAATGATAATGCGGGCGCTTTTTGGCGGCGGCGTGGCCGGCGGATTCTTCGGCTCCGGCGGCGGATTTTTTGGGATGCTGGGGCTGAAATTCCACAGCGGCGGCACTGTAGGCGCCGGCGGCACACCGACGCTGGTAAGTCCCTCCGTATTTGCCAACGCGCCGCGAATGCACGGCGGCGGCATCGCGGGGCTTCGCTCGGACGAAGTGCCGGCGATACTTCAGCGCGGAGAAGTTGTTGTGCCTAAGAACGCTTCGCAGGGCGGGGCGTCCAGCGGCGCTGCTGGTGATAACTACAGCATAACGATTCAGGCGGTAGATGCGCAAAGCTTTGTGAAAATGCTGCAAGGCAACAAGGGCACGATTGAAAGCCTCATCGTGAACGGCCTCCAGCGCGGCGGGGCCCTGCGTACCGCGGTGAAAGGAGCGATGTAAATGCCAACACCTGTGTTTACGTGGATACCGGATTTCACATGGCAGCCGCAATTTCGTCGGCGCGTGAACATCACCACCTTTGAAAGCGGCAAAGAGCAGCGCAGCGACCGCGGGGCCGCGCCGCGCGAGTGGGCACTGACCTTCACCGGCCGCGCCGAGACGCTCGCCGAGATAGAGGCATTTTGGAACGCGCGAAAAGGCCCGGTAGAATCATTTCTTTGGACGCCGCCGGGCGCGGCATCGTCCATAACCGTGCGCTTTAAGGACGATACGTTGAAATCGGACCGCGCCGGCATGAGACACGGAAAGATTGAACTTACTTTGAGGGAGATACTATGAGCGACTACAAGACAGCGGCGCAAGCCGAAACCTTAGAGCCAATATATCTTGTGCGGGTGCTTGACATCCCGCCGCTTAACCCGGCCACACACAACACAGAATACCTCTATCTCACCGACGCACCGGAGAATGTAACATGGTTCGACGAAAACGGTCAGCCGCAGACATATTTTGCCTGCGGCATGGAGATCGAAGAGGTAGAGCGCAGCAAAGACCAAACTACCGACCAGTGCCACCTCTCGCTGGACAATGTGAGCAACGACATTACGGGGCTCGCGCAATACTATAAGCTAAACGGCGTGCGCTGCGAAGTATACAGCGCCCTAAAAAACACGCTGGCCAGCGAAAGCGGCGCGACGCTGAAATTCAGCGGCAAAATCCGCAGTATCACAATCGGGCAGACGCAGGTAGACGCGATAATTTCACAGGGATTCGACGGAATGGATAAAGTGCCGAGACGAATTTGCTGGACGTCAATGTTCCCCTACATTCCGAGCGCGAAAAATCCGCGTGAGTTATCCACACGAAGATGACGGACTTAAATAATCTTATCGGTCTGCCGTGGGGCTTCGGCCCCGGGCGGACCGACTGCCTGCGGCTGGCGATCGCCGCACAGGAGACATACGGGCGCGTGATCCCGCTTGCGTGGGACTACACGCCGGAGAACTACGAAGCGCGGACGCGCGATATAGAGCATGAGCTTAAAAAGATAGCATATAAGATAGCCGCTCCCGAACCGGGGGCGGTCGTTCTTTTTGACTTTTCGCCCGTCTTCCACCTGGGCACATTCGTCGACGTGGCGCTTTTTTTGCACATTCCGCGCGGCGGCACGAGCCGCCTCACGCGTTGGAGCGCGCCATACCAGAAAAAAACTATTGGAATCTATAGGATATTGGAGGTGCCGCTATGGTAACAATCGCAGTCGGCGCACTTTTGGGCTGGGCATTTTCCGGCGCGCTGATCGGCTGGGGGATCGTTACAACGGCGTTTGGCGCGATCATGCTCGGCGCGTCGCTCGGCTCGCTCTTCATGCCACGCGACATGGGAGATTTTTCGAACTCGCCCACATACAGCTTCGGCCCGATCAGCAACACCATGAGCCAGCTCGTGCCAATACCCGTAATTTACGGTAAATGCCGTGTCGCGGGTAATATCATCTATCAGGCATTCGCGGACGACAAGAAGGAAGTGCAGGATCTCTATATACTGGTCGGCGAGGGGCCGGTAACGGCAATAAACTCTGTGCTCTGCAACGACCAGGACCCCGCGGCGCTCGAAGATTGCTCTCTCACCACATACCTCAACACCGCGGCCGCGACTCACGACAGCCGCGATCCATCCGGAGCGCGCCCATATCCCGACGACGTGGCGATGATCTGCCTGACGTTAAAGGCGCAGGAAAAACTCAACGGCACGCCGACGGTGACAAGCATTGTAGACGGTGTGAAGGTGTGGACGCCCGCCGGCTTTGCGTGGAGCCGCAACCCGGTGTGGATTATCCTGGATATCCTCTGCCATCCGCGCTACGGCCTGGGCTATGGCACGGTGACAAACGGCGTATACCAGCACCCGGATTGGGACAAAATAGATTACGCCTGCGCTGTAGCGGCGGCCGCATATTGTGACGGCACGGTATCCTATGGCGCGCGCTTCATGCTGGACTTCACACTCGACACGCAGCGCCCGATCCGCGACGTGCTCGCCGATTTTCTTGCGTCTTGCCGCGGCTATATGGTGGAGACCGACAAGCTGCAAATTTGCATCGACGCGCCGGTCTCCATCTACAGCCGTGAGATCACGCCCAACAACATCGTGGAGGGCAGCTTCACCTTCTGGCAGGCGGCCGATGAAGATGTATGCAACAGGATCACCATCGACTGGATAGATCCGGATAACAGCTACGAGCGCGTGACCGACGTATTTCAGGATTCGACCGACATCGCCGATCGCGGCGTGGTGGAAAAATCGATCTCTATGCTGCCGGTGACGCGCTCCGGGCAGGTGGGCCATATGGGCTACTACCTGCTCAAGACCTCGCTCATGGTGCGAAATTTTTGCTCGTTTGGCGTGGGGCTGAAAGACTGCGATATCCAGCCCGGAGAAGTGCTGCAAGTGACCTTTGAGAGCTTCACCGGCTGGAACAAAAAACCGTTCCGGGTGGTATCTGTGAAAAACAGCGGGCAGGACGTAATGACCGTGACCTGCTCCGAGTACATCGCTGACGTGTATGATGATTCCGTGCTGGACATCACGCACCACATCGACACCAGCCTGACAACGAACTATAAGCCCGACGACGTGACGGAGATGGCAATCACCGAGCAGCTCGTAACGCTCCAGGACGGCAGCTACAACCTGATCGCGAAAATCTCCTGGACGCCGCCGGCATCCTATGCCTCGCTCGAACTCTGGTACAGATACAGCTCCGAGGTAAGCTGGAAACCCGCCGGCACGTTACCGCGCGGCTCTGAGGAATACTATCTGCCCTGCACGGGCAACATCGGCGACACGCTCTACGTAAAAATATACGTGGTATCGCGCCTCGGTGTGCGTAGCGACGGACAAACGACGAGCAAAATACTGCGCGGAGATCTCACGCCGCCGGCGCCGCCGACTAACCTCAAAGGCACGGGCGGTTTCCGCATGGCATCTCTCACGTGGGCCGACCCCGGTGACGGTGACCTCGACCACATCGAGATATATCGCTCCCTGGAATCCGACGCGGCTGAAATGACGAAGATCGGCATCGCCCCGCGCTTCGCGCAGGAGTACGTGGACAGCAACCTCTACGTGCTGCAGACAGCGTGGTACAGGCTCCGAGCTGTTGACGTGGCCGGAAACAAGAGCGAATACAGTGCCGTGATCTCCGTAACAGCCGAGGAGCTCCGAGCCGCGGACATCCCGGACCAATCTATCAGGCCAAGTAAATTTATTCCGCAGTTGGAGGCATTGGTCGAAGAAGTAGAGGCAATCTCAGCGGCCAGCATCATCAACAGCGCCAACGAGGACGAAAACCGAAATACGGCGGCCAAGGCGACACAAGACCTCGAAACAAAGGTTGTGGAGGGGCTTGAGGCGGAGGCTACAGCGCGCACGCAGCTTGCCGCGAAAGTCGGCGAAAATACTAGCGCGATAGTGGCGGAGCAGACCGCCCGCGCAACAGCAGACCAGGCGGAGGCTACAGCGCGCACGCAGCTTGCCGCGAAAGTCGGCGAAAATACTAGCGCGATTCAAACCGCCGCCAACGCCATCGCAACGGTAGACGGCAAGGTTGAGGCGACCTATTCGGTGGTGGTAGATACCAACGGCAGAATTGCCGGGGTTAAACTCGGTTCCGACGGCGAGACCTCCGAGATGGTATTTTTGGCCAACGCTTTTTATTTCGCGAACCCGGTAGCAGGCGGCGAGCCAATACAAATATTTGCCATCGATGCCACCAGCGGCACGCCCAAGCTCGTGATGAACGGGAACCTGTTTGTGAATGCGGCCAAAGGGGCGGGCGGCGGCTGGATAGTCGGGAATATGATCAGCGCGGCGGCGCAAATACAGATCGGCGCGGGCGGCAGCCTGATCATGGGCAACGGCTCCATTTTTCAGATGGGGAGTGGGGCGGTGCTGATCGATTCCGAGGCCGCCGTATTGCAGCTGAAAGATCCGAACAATCTCACTTCCGGCGATTACATCCGCATGGAGCTGGGCGATATCACGACCTATAAATATTTAAACGGATCTTATCGTCCAATGAAGTCATTGCGAAAAATACACTATGGGCAAAATATACCAAACAACACGACAGTAAGCTTGCCAGGATACTGGCCGTCTAAACCGAATATTATCGTGTCGCCTTGCGCGTTGCAATCTTATTCTGCTGCCCGTACAGATGGCAATCAAACACTAAACTTATTGGCCTCAGATATAACTTGGAATCCGACAACTGGTATCGCAACATTTAAACCCGTTGCGACTTTGATTATTGCCGCTGGTAGTATCACTCTTGGAGGTACTGGTGCAAATTACAGCGGTACCGCATCGAGCGGAAATCTTAGTACCTCAAGTATTAGCAATAGTGTTGCCATGCAGAGCATATCGGTACAGATCGGATTTTATGGACAAGTCTGCCAATACCTATCTCAATCTAACACCGGACACATGGAAAGATATCGATATGGTACCGTGTCCTATAACGTATATCTAAATATAAACGGTAATACGTATTTGGTTGGTGGTGGAAGTTGTGTTAATGGGCGGAGTCTGATAAATTCCGATCCGACATCTTTGTACCAAGTAAGCTCCAACACATTTACAATTGGCATACCAGCTAATTCAAATATCAGTGCATATGCAACATATTACATTAGTGCGTATGATGAGCCAGCGACAAATGAGGGTTGGGAAAGCCCCAAAACAGAGAGTGATTATAATCGCTGTTGGCTGAAACTTTTGGTAACTAATGGTGTTACTGTCCAGTCGCAACAGTTAGCAAGTGGTAGTTTGAATTATATGGCAATCTCAGAATAGGGGTGATAAACCATGCCATGGTACAAAACAGGAACTGTAACCGTAACTAACGGCAGCCCGGACGTGGTCGGCACGGGCACCACGTGGGGCAACGGAGCGATCACGCCGGGGGATAGCTTTTCGCTGGTGGATGCCAGCGGCGCGGCGATCTCGCCTCACTATGAGGTGTTGAGTGTAACGGACGACTCGCACCTGACGCTGACCGCCAACTACGGCGGCACCAGCGCGACAGGCGCGAAATACGCCCTCTGGAACCTGGCGGGCGAGCACACGACGCCATACCTCTCGGCGCTGGTAGCCTCGCTCGTGCAAAAATGTAAAACCGTGCTCGCCGACGCGCTCGGCTACACCACTAGAGCGGAGACGGCGGCCGCCACGGCGGAGGCCGCCAACACCGACGCGCAGACGGCGCGCCAGACGGCGGTATCCGCCTCCGGCACGGCGACCAGCGCCAAGATGGCGGCGATAGACGCTAAAAACGCAGCCGAGACGGCAAAGACCGATGCTGTCGCGGCAAAAAATGCCGCCGAGACCGCAAAAAACGCCGCCCAGACCAACGCCACGAACGCGGCGGCAAGCGCTGCACAGGCGGCCAGCAGCGCGGCGCAGGTGCCTATCGCCTCTCTGCTTCCGGCGGCGGGACAGGTGCCGAAGGCGGGGGCGGACGGCAAGATAGACCTCGGATGGCTGCCAGCGGGGGCCACCCAGCGGACACATTTGTTTATAAACGGCGAGACCGACGCGCAGATACTGGCCGCCACGAAGGACGGCGACATCATCGACCGGCTGGAGGAGGTGTAGAGATATGCAGATATACACGATAGCCAAAAACGTGCTCGGCGCGCTGGGAGGCAAGGTGAAGGTTCCGGTGCTCGATGCCGAGCTGAAGCTTCCGGCTGAGTGTATGCGCATCGTCGGTGCGTGCGCCGATGGCGCGATTATTGAAGAGGGCGCAAACGCCAACGGGAGCTGGATAAAATACGCCAATGGAACAATGGAATGCTACGGTGTACTTGGCGTTGAGCTGACACTTACGGTTTACGGCAACATATATGAAGGTTCTGTGTGGATACCATATCCGGCGCAATATGTGAATGATAACGTGGTGAATATTGCGTCTGTTCAATTTCCTACACAATCTGCATGGTGTTCTTGTTTAGCAAAATCATCAAATCAGCTAATAGTTAGAGTTCTTGATATCGCGGCGAGGTCTGGTACATTCCTTATTCAATGGAGGTCTATAGGCCGCTGGAAATAGCCTCACGCCTTCCATCTGCCTATGGCTATCTGAACTACATATGTTGCGCCTGTGAAACTCCACTCACCGCTAATTGCAAAACATCCACCGTAAGCATATGTCATTATATTCCGATACAAATTCGCCACGAATATATTTGATGACCAACCTGACACCTGGTCTATTCTACATAAATCTTCCATATCTACGACTTACACAGGGTATGCCCAACTTACACGCACACCATCCCTTTGAGCAACCGTCATCGCTACCCGGCTAACAACTTGCGTGCATATCATCTTATTGTCCGCATACTTATATGTATCGCCCATTGGCGTTCGAGCCGCTCTCTATGATCGCCCCCGACGCCAGCGCACCCAATATGCACGTGTCAAGCGCGACACAGAGCGGGCTCGGAAACAATAGGCTAATACTCGTGTAATAAGACAAAAAGCATAAATACCCAAATCACAGGCCACCACCTGACTAATGATGTGTGGCTGAGTAAAAAGCGTGTAAAGGAGAGATAAAAATGTTCAAAATCAACCTTAGTCCACAGGTGCGGGAGGATACCTTATCTGTATCTGTCAGCGGCTCGACAATAATCATAAACGGCCAAACTTTTGACCTTGAACCTCTGCAAGACGGGGCGACATTGCCTTGCGATGCTTTTGCCACGGAGTTTATAGTGTCGGACGTTGCGCGCAGCGGAGACACTATTGAACTGACACTGCTATTCCCGATACCTAGCAATGCGACGGAAGAGCAGCGGTTTCCCAAACCCGTATATGTCGATGCATCCGGGCAGGTAATAGCGATAGATGAATTAGGTGCCGAAGACCAGGCTATTGAGCCAGAAGTTGTATAGGAGAATGACAGGAGGACGTAACAATGATAACAACTTGTAATGTAGCCAGGGGGGGGGGGCGCTCCTAGGTAACATATGTCCCATAGTTAACATTTTGGAGTGTGCGCACTATGCCTGAGAAATATCTTGTGCAGAGGCGCACGGCGGATGGACTTGAGACTGTGGCCGAGCTGCCGATGTTAGATGGGGATAAAATAGATATCTCTTTGTTGCCGGTTGTCGGGACGATAGGAAGCGCCATAATAGAGCGCGGTTCTAACGCCAACGGAGAATATGTCAAATTTGCGGATGGTACGATGCACTGCTGGTCTGTATATATTCCTTTTGGAAGTGACCCTGGTGTTATGCAAACATTTACATATCCAGCAGCATTTGCAGCAGTGCCTATTGTCTTGCCTTCTGTTGCAATCTATATGGGAGATACAGATACTACTTTGGCAACGTCGTTCCTATTTGCCCCTGTCAGTAACGGCGAAAGAACTACTTATTGCCAGATGTGCTGCCAAACTTTGGGTGGCAACACGCCGCTGCTGAACGGAAGGGCAAAATTTGTTGCCATAGGCCGCTGGAAATAGAAAGGACTGGTAAATATGGGAAACATTAACTGGACAAAACTAGACACGCCCGAGATGAAATTTGCGCGCGCAAAAGAGGCGAAGCGCCGCCAGATATGGGCGGCAGGCGACGCCGTACTCGCCGAGGTGAAGGCGAACTACACCGGAGCGGAGATCGAGAGTTGGAGCAAGCAGGAGCATGGCGCGAAGGATTACGCCGCCGGCAACACAGAAACCGAGGCGGCGCAGTTTGTCGCGGCAATCGCCACTACGCGGGGTATCGAAACCGCCGTGCTCGTGGGAAAGATACTCGCCAACGTGGCAAGCTACGGCGCGCTCTCCGCCGCCGTGATCGGCAGACAGCAACTGCTAGACACCGAGATCACGGCCGCCGCGACACAGGCCGAGCTTGACGCTATCACATGGGAGGTTTTAGACAATGCTAACAACTCGTAAATGCTTACGGGGGGGGGGCAATCCCAGTAAGCACGTAAACAATGGGGTAACGCGCCATGTGTGCTAAGAAAGTGGTGCGTTATAAGCGGATAAACGGCGTACTCGTAAAGCAGTACGAATCTCCCGCGCTGATCGATGGGCTAGTGGACATCTCACAGCTGCCGATCGTGGGGGCTATGGGAAGCGCGGTGATCGAGAGCGGCGAGAATGCCAATGGGAGGTACACAAAATTCGCTGATGGCACAATGATATGCACAAGTACAGTTAAAAAAAGCAATCAAAACATCGCGCCAGACGATATATTTTGGGGTTACAGTGATTATGTTTTTCCTGCCAACTTTGTAGCAGATGGTACTAAAACAATTACTGTTTGTGCATTTGCTACAAGCGCAGATAACTATAATGTACAGATAGGTTATATTTTATCTTACGGAACGCCCACCATATTTAACACAGGTGCAAAATCAAGTGACATAAATGCAGCAAATTCTCTGAAAATAGGAGGCAACGCGGTGATAACCGATTTTACAATAAACATAACAGCCATAGGCCTCTGGAAGTAAGCAAGGAGCACGGAGAGCCGAGAGGCTCTTTTTTTTATATTCAGAAGGGAGCAATGATATGGACAACAAAACATTTTTCGCGCTTGCGCAGCAGCGCCCGCAGCTGAACGCTTTCGCCGCGCTTTGCCAATGCCACCATGAAACGCGCGAGGCCGGTAAGCCGTGGAGCTCGGAACTATGCTGGGCGGCGAACAACTGCGCGGGAATAAAAAAGGGCTCTGGCTGGCAGGGTGCGATCTACAACAAGGTATCGTGGGAGCAGAGCGCCGACGGCGACAAGTACAACGCCGAGAGCGCGTTTCGTAAATACGATTCAATCGCCGATTTCCTCGCCGATTACGAAGCCAAGATCGCCAAGATGTACCCGCTCTGCGATGAGCGCCGCGATAACTTCTGGGGCGTGTTTGATGGCCTGCTCACCGGCCCCTACAAATGGGCTACCGACAAAGAGTATTTCCGCCGCCTCGCCGAGACCGCCGTAAGGCTCGCGCCGGAGATCTTCGGCGCGGAGGCGGCGGAGCTGAAACTCAAAACCGCGCTGCTGTATGCGATCGAAAAGGGATATCTCTCCGACGCCAACGCCGCGATCGCGATCGATGTGCTCGGCATCTACGCCGCGAACGATGGTGCGAAAAACAGGCCGAAAGCGCCGGAAATCGAGAACGCTGCCGCCCTATCCGCGAACGCTGCCGGCAAGCCGAAAACAATCTGTATCGACGCCGGCCATGGCGGCAAAGACCCCGGAGCCTGCGCCGGAGGGGTGCCGGAGAAGGATATTGCGCTTTCCGTGGCTAAGTTGATCGGCGGCAAACTGGCCGGCCACACCGTGGTATATACGCGCACCGCCGATAATTACGTGGCGCTGCCGGAGCGCACCGACTACGCCAACCGCAGCAAGGCGGATATCCTGGTATCTATCCATTGCAACAGCGCAACGAGCGAAAAGGCTAACGGCGTAGAGGTGTACACGCACACAAGCCAGAGCGATAGATCGGTTGCCGCGGCGAGTGCCATCTACAAAAAACTGCTCGCCGCCTCCGGCATGGCGGGGCGGGGAATCAAAGCGGCCAACTACCATGTGCTGCGCGAAACTAAAAAGCCCGCCGTGCTCGTGGAGCTGGGCTTCATCAGCAACGCCGCCGACCGCGAAAAACTTACCTCCGCCGCGTGGCAGGAGAAAGCGGCGGCCGCGATCGCCGCGGGCATAAAGGAATACATCGAAAGGGGCTGATACCGATGCAGGAGATCGGGAATGAAATCAAAGGGGTGCTGCGGGATATCTTCTACACCGTGTTGCTTTGCGGCGGGGCGGCTCTCATCGCCACTACCGCCAAATACTTCGCACTCCACTGGCGCGTAGAACCCTTTATGGCATCGAAGCTGCTTATCGGCGCTTTGCTTGCGGTGGTGCAGGGCTCCATCCTCGGCCTGCTCATGCGCGGAATGGGCTACCCATACGCCTTTTGCATGGGCGTTGTCGGCGGCGCGATATTCATCGGCCTGCAGTGGCTCCAGGACACCTTTAAGAGGCTGGTGTATCAGCGGCTTAAAATCGATGTGAGGGAGGAAGACAAATGAACGTACTCGAACTCATCCCCGGCATCTCCGGGGTAATAGACAAAATCATCCCTGACCCGAACAAGCAACAAGAACTCAAGCTCGAGATGGCGAAGCTCGACGCGCAAGACACGATGGCCCGCATGGGCGTGCTGCAGGCGATGCTATCCAACAAGAGCATCTTCGTAGCCGGGGCCATCCCCGCGATCATCTGGGTGTTTGTATTCTCGCTCGCCAACAACTATATTCTGCTCCCATGGGCGCGGGCTTTCGGCGCGACAGTTCCGGAGGTGCCTCTGCCGGATTCCGTTATCGCCTTAGTCGGCGGCATCGTGGCGGCCCTGCTCGGTAAAAAATACATGGACAACAACGAATTTTATTATCCCAACGGGCAGCTAAAAAGTCCGAGCAAAATGTTGGTCGAGGCGGCCGCCGCCAAGGGCGATGCAACGCCGGTTGGCGCGCACAATAAAACGGCAGAAACAATAACGTTAAAATCACCATCTCTAAAAGATGTCGATCTGTCCAACATTGATCGCCGGATCGAAGAAGAAATAAAGAAAAGAGGCATAAAATAAGAAAGTTGGTGAGTCCACCGGGCAACTAATCGCTATATATGCTCAGCACGGGGCGGGTTCCTTCGGGAGCTCGCCCCTATTTTTTTTGTTAAAAATCTCTTTGGCATATTATTGGTGCTAAATTGGCACTAATATTATGTCGAAATCGCTTGACATAGTGCTATATAAGCACTATAATATCATTATTAAATAAGAGCGATGCACCGCTCATATAAAAAGGAGAAAAACACAATGAAAAACGAAAGAATCTATCAGAACGGTAAGGAAGTAGCGGCAATGGCGGAGGAGTTCTATACGGCGAAGAGCGGGCTTGCTGTAGCCTACATAATAGATGCGGAGCAGTATGATGCCGCCGCCGAATATCGCAACGAACGCGGCACGTTGCTTCGCTTGGATTCTACGCTGGAAAATCTCGGCAAGGGGCAGGTTGCCTTGCGGGTCGATATCCAGAAACCCACCCTCAAAACTGTCCTTGAAAACATGCTGAACGACACCTTCCGCGTTATCGCCGAAAACGACATGCACGAAGTCAGCCGCGACAAGGCCCTGGCCCTCGCGGAAAAAGAAGAGTTTGCCTCTCTGTTCGCGGCGCATACGACGGAAAATACAGACCTCCCCTTCCTGCTCCTGAACATCAGGGCTGACGAATCTGATATTAAACGGCTGATAAACGAGGCCGCCTAATATAAAAAAGCCATGGGCCTGCCCATGTGGATTGAAATCTATGTTTTTTATATGGCATTTAAGAATGAGTAACAAAAAACGAAAAGCCGCCCCTTCCCACGCACGGGAGTTTCAGGGGCGGCATCCTACAAAAGGAGTGAGTAAAATCATACCAGCTGTGGAGTACGACCGCAAGAGGGGACTGTACCGGGAAGTTGAGGTAGAAAAGCGCGGCACGGGATATATCTGGAGAGAAATGGCTGGAATGAAGCGTGGCCCCTGGAAGATAATGTTTTATCGAAATATATTTGCTCGCTACAATCGCATAATAAAACAATACGATGCGCCGGCGGACGGGTGCTTTTTGTTTTTGGATAGAAATGATCTCCCATATTGCAATATTGGGGGGATGGATGATCGCGATCCTATCTTTTTGGAACGTCAGCGGATGTTTTTCCCTCTGCACGGATTCGATGCTGCCAGGCGCGTATGGGAAACGCTTTTTGATTTTAAAACCCAGACATGGAAGCGCGGCGGCATCTCCAGTGAAGGATACCGTGTATCATTAGGGGTATCTAGCATTATGATAAAAGGCACGAACGGATATGAAAAACTTGATCCGTTCTATATGATTACGATGCCAGATAAATTTATTGCCTGGACATTTTTTACGCTCCGCAACGAACCATATGATTTCCAGGGAAAACCTATAGAAATTCGACATTGCAGCGAGGTGGATGAATATGAAAGATACTACGAAGTACGACAATACAATAATGAAGCCCAAAACGGCGAAGATCGAGCTAAAAGACGCCGACTTCCTCGCCCGTTTCCCTTGCTCATCAAGGAGCCTCGGGGCTTCGGCGAATAGAATTTTTGAAGTTGCCGAGGAAGAATACGAAAACGGCTGCCGCCGCAGCTTCGCGCTCCTGAAGCCGGAACAGCGCAAGGCGGTGATCCTCTTTGCGCGCGACAACGCGCTGCCGCCGATAATATATTGCAGCCGTGAGCTCGAACAGTGGCTCCGTTATGGCGGCGGAGCACACCTACAGTGGAACGATGAGCAGATCGCGAGGTTATGCGCGCTCTTTTCCGTTCCGGGGGAAATAGAGGGAGTTGTACCGTTTACCTCTCTGGCCATCCTAGGCTTTTTTGCCTGGGCAAGCGGCTTTTGGCAGCAGGAAAAAGAGAATCTCGAAGAATACGCGAACGACTTTACAAAGCTGCTGCCAACAGGGGCAATATACAAAGATTAGCACATTTATCTTTTTTTGTGCCTTCATCTAATTAATACGTATTGACACGTATCGTATTTGTGCTATAATTAATTCATCGAAGGGAGGCGGCTCAACAGTGAAAAAAGAATATCCAGCCAATAAAAGATACACGCAAAGCGAGTTCGTAAAGATAGCAAGAGAACTTGGCTGGACGGTAACAGAGAGCCGGGGAAAAGGAAGCCATTACTGGGCCTCCAAAGAAGGACAAAGAGGTTTTCCAATCCCCTATAAAATCTCCATCGGAGTGGATCAGGCAATAAAGAAGGCGCTGGGGCTTAAATAGCCCCGGCCCCTTTGGACAAAAAGATAAACAAAGGAGTTGATAACATGAAAAAATATCCTGACCGCTATATTTTTCCCGCCATCTTTTCTAAGGATGAGGAGGGAATGTGGGATGTAAGATTTCCTGATTTGGATAATTGCTTCACCTCGGCGGATACGCTGGAGGAGGCCATTGACCATGCGAAATATACGCTGGAGGACTGTCTCTATTTTCTGGAAAAAGGCAAGGAGAATATCCCTGCTCCCAGCGATATACCGTTAAATCAGAGCGATGATTCCGTTACTCAGCTCGTGGTTGCCTTCATGCCCCCAGTTCGCCGGGCATGGAGCCAGAAAGCGGTAAAAAAGACCCTTACGATTCCGGCCTATCTTGCGGAACTTGCGGAGGAGCAGAAGCTCAACTATTCCGCTTTACTCCAACAGGCAATAAGACAAGAGTTGCACGTTCAATAATAGGGCCGCATTTGCGGCCCTATTTTGCTATTTTTTCCACAGCCTCTTTTTTCTTTTCGGGGGCGAGGTGCGCGTACCTGAGTGTCATCTTTATATCTGAATGCGTCATGAGCTCACGCACGGTGTTGAGATCGACGCCGGCCATCACAAGGCGGCTGGCAAAATCATGGCGCATGTCGTGCCATGTGAAATTTTTTATCTCGGCTTCTTTCAACAACCATTCAAACGAGCTGTTACAATCGTGCATAACGCCGCCACCTTGGGGCGACGGAAAGACAAGAGGGTTACTCTCATCGAGGCGTTGTTTTTTCCATGCTTCAAGCGTCGCCTTCGCCGTCGTGTTTATCGGTATGATATCTTCCTTTTTGCTCTTCGCAGTCTCAGCGCGAAGCGTGATATTACCATGCACAAGGTCAATATCCTCCCAACGAAGCGACAAAAGCGCATGGCGGCGGATGCCGGTATTGAGCGCCACAATAATGAGCGGCTTGAAATAGTTTGCAAAAGCCCACCCCTCCATAGAGGGAAGGTCTTTACCCTTGGCGTGAAGCCGGGTGCGGCGGCGCATCTCTCGCTGTTCTTTGTCATATTTGTCCAGCGCCGCCATGAAGCGCGGTCGTTCGTCGGCAGATAGGTAACGAATCTTCTTTTTTGAATCTACCTCTTTGAGCTTCTTCACTTTTGCCAACGGGTTCGCTGCGATCAATCCTCGGTCTGCCGAAAAATTTAAGATAGATTTTAGGCTACAGACCTTTTTATTTAGACTAGCATCCTTATTGCCGGTTCGTTTCTTTTCATTTGTGCGCCATGTTTCTATCTCTATTGGCGTAATCTCTTCCGCTGCGCGATCTAAAAACTCTGTTAGACTTCTTGCCATTACGTCAGTAAATTTAGACCCACCTGCGGCTATATATGCGTCGCACAATTCTTTTACGGTTGGTTTGTTTTCCTTTTTGCGTTCCCGTTTAATGTCTGTCCCCGCCACGGCCATTTCAGAGAGAAATTTCTTGGCGGCCTCCCGCGCTTGTATGGGCGTAAATAGCCGCTCATCGCCAATTTTGAAAGAATCGCTCTTACCTTTAGCATTTTTATATTTTAGATAATAGGTTTTACTCTGTTTGCCAACATAAAGACGTAATCCCGGCATAGTTACATCTAGTATCCAATATCCTTTTTCAGGTATAGGAAGATTATTGATGTATGTTTGAGTTAATTTCACCGTCGGCAT